CTTTTGTGCCAACTTTAGAAGCTTCAGCAGCAGCAGCGTCAGCAGCCATTTGATCTTCAGCAGCTTGGGCAGCAGCATCAGGAGTAGGCGTAGGTGTAGGCGTTGAAACGGCTGTTGTTTCTTGTGTATCTGTATCAACACCTTTATCAACATCTTTATCTACAGGTGTAGGTGCAGGTTTAGGTTTAGGCTTAGGCTTAGGCATTAGTTTTTCTTCGTCAGCACGACCACCTATTTCATAACCTACACGACCACCTCCACGATAGTCTGCTCTACCACCATGATAACGTGCTCTACGTTCTGCTCTTTTCTTTGCTTTTAATAATTTACTTTTTGCCATTATTTAACCTCGAATAACTTGTCCAATTTTTCTTCAATTTTATCTAACGTATCAAAAACTCTGTCCATTCCGTCAGACAATTCTTTTTTTGTTACGTATTCTTTTGCCATCTCTTCTCTTGTTTTATTTAAAAGTATGTCAAGCCTTTTATTTTCTGCTGTGTTTCCACGAATGCTGTAAAGTATAGGAGCTACAACAAGAGTTAAAAATATATTCCATAATAAGTATCCTGTAAGCTCCATATTTTTTCCTTTATTTATTATTAATTTTAAAATAACTTGGTAATCCTAATAACGGCTTTGTATCAAACTTGTTTTTTTCTGCATTTTCACCACTAGCATCATTGTAGTGTAAAAATACTTGTCCGCAATTTTCACCTTTAAATGGTTCTCTCCAATGCTCTAACTCGCAACCATGATACATAAGCATATCACCTGTTTCTAATTTAACTTCTACACCATCCTTGCCTTTTTCTCCTGATGGTTCTAAAAAGATTGACCAATCATCACCGCCTAAATGCATAGTAGTAGATATTTCGCATGAGTATCTATCCTTGTGTCTTTTTAACTCGTCACCTTTTTTATATATTCTTGCGTATGAATAGGTTTCAATTAAATTAACTCCTGATTCTTTTTCCATAATGGGTTTAACTTTTTGTAATAAAGTTTCCATTACTATGTCTGCATAATGCGAATAAGTCTCTGGTACTTGTTGGTCGTTCCAAACTCCAAAATATTCAGTAAACTGTGATATATATTTTTCATCAAATAAATGTCTTGCTACTGCTCTTTTATTTAAAAAGTATTGGTAACAAAAATCTGCTAGTTCTTTTGATATAGCACCTTTGATTACTTGATATTTATCTTTTTTAAAACTCATTTAAATGGATATCCTATATTCCAACATACTAAAGAGTGTCGTATTCCTTTGGTTACTGGTTTAACTCTATGCCAAACAAAAGAAGGAAAAACAATGATACTACCTTTCTTTCTAATTTCTTTACATATTCTTGGTTGAGAGCCTTCATCTGTGTTTCTAAAATCAAACTCTAAATCTCCACCTTCATATTCATCAGGGTCAGTAAGTGATACAGTCATACTAAGTTTTCTTAATTTACCATGTGTATTTTCATTTTCAGGAGTGTCATAAGGTTCTTCGTATGAATCACAATGCCAATCGTAAAACTGACCTTTTTTGTACTCAGTAAACTGACAAGACTCTGACCAATCCCATTCAAAGTTCCAATTAGCATTAGCATTTGCTTGATATATGTAAGGTTGTATTTCTTTGTATATCCATCTGTCATTTAACCATACTACATCAGACTTACGTTTCTTTTGAATGTTTTTAAGTTCTAAGTCACTTAAATCTTTTACTTCTTTATTACTATTTCCTGTAAGAGCCATTTGTTTATCTTGCTCTTTACCATACCGAACTATTTCATCACATATTCTTTCAGGAATAACTGATTTAAAATACCAATAGTACCATTTTAAATTCATATGTAATTAGAATTTAAGCCCAATCTCCGGCTTTCTTTTCTCTAAAAACAACTCTTAAATCCCACATACTTGAACCAGTAAAAACTTGATCTGCTCTAATGCCTATATAACCTGATCCACCTGCACCTACAGTTGAAGCATGGTGTGCACCACCGCCTCCTCCGCCTGTGTTGGCTGCTCCGGATGTTGCTGCACCATTATATCCACCATGACCACCACCACCACTTTGAGGTAATGTTCTGTGTGGTCCACCAAAAGGTGTGGTATTACTTACTCCACCACCACCTGCTCCTCCGCCAAAAAAACCTGTACCCGGTGTTGCATTTTCATCATCTGTACCAACTCCCGGAAATGCGGGAAATTGTTTTCCTGCACCACCTTGACCACCTGCTTGTGAGTTGGGGTAGCTTGTTCCCGGTGGAACATCTGCCCAGTCTGGGGTAGTAGTTCCTCCATTGCCGGCATCTGGTCCTGCTCCACCGCCTCCGCCGCCTCCTCCATCGGTTCCGGGTTGACCTACTCCACCTGCTGCTCCGTAACCAGTAAGACCACCTGCGGGGTTTGCTTGGTTAGTTGCTCCTGCACTTCCTTGTCCTCCGCCACCGCCTGATCCACCTGCTGCTCCTGCTCCTGCTATACCACCATCTCCACCTCCTGTGGATGTAACTGTTTCAGGAGAGCTTACAGGATTGGTAAAAACTGAATTAGAACCAACAGCATTTCCTGCTCCACCTGCTCCAATAGTTATTGGATAAGTTGTTCCTTTTACAATAGGGTACGAAGTTCCATGAGCTACTCCTCCTGCACCACCACCACCACCATGCACTCCGGGGCTTGGATTGTGTCCACCACCACCGCCTCCGGCAACTACTAATAGTTCAATGTCTCTTGTTGCAGGTGCTTCAAAAGTTGAATTAGAGGTATAGTTATTGCTCAAGGCTTCTTGAAAAACTGATGTTTGTGTTGCTCCTATTAATCTTGACATTAACTACTCCATGTTCCTGCTTTTACATTATCGTAAAGTGCGTTCATACTCCATACTCCTGAAGCTGTGGTAGGTCCTGCTGCTTCTTTAACAATAACGACACCTGAGCCACCAGCTCCTCCACTAGTATCGGTAGCAGGATTACCGCCACCTCCTCCGCCACCGCCTGTGTTTGCGGTTCCTGCTGCTCCCACACTACTACCACCAGAACAACCCTCGCCACCGCCTCCGGGTCCAGCATCGCCACCTGCATTACCACCATCTGTTCCGCCACCGCCACCACCTGCTCTTGTTACAGAAGAACCTGTGATTGAAGAAGCCGTACCTGCTCCGCCATGACCACCAGCATTAAAATTGCCACCACCTGCGGTATCTCTACTATCGCCACCGACTGCACCAGCACCTCCGCCTCCGCCGCCGCCACAAAGGGCGTTAGCTCCGCCGCCACCACGATTCCCGCCATCATTACCTTGTGGTGGACTTACAGGAGGTGTATTTCCATTACCATGTCCTGCACCATTTGCTTCGGAAGTCCTACCACCAACACCACCGCCAGACCCACCATCACGACCTGCTGCTCCTGTAAATCCAGTTCCACCGCCACCACCTGCGGAAGTTATAGAAGAAAAAACTGAATTAGCACCATCGCTACCATTACCACCAGCAGCACCACCAGCACCTACAGTTATTGGATAGTCTGTAGAAGCATCAACATCGAAACCAGTATCTGTTCTATATCCACCTGCTCCTCCACCTCCACCAGCATCAGCAGCAGAGCCACCACCACCTGCAATAACTAAGTATTCAACTGAGGTTGCATAAGAAGTAGTAGTTAAAGTACCACTTGAATTAAAAGTTGTAATGACTTCGGGTAGAACTTCTGGTGTGTTATCTACGCCTATTATTCCGCCATTTAAGTCAGCCATGCTTAGACCTCATCCCATTCCAAATCGGTAGCATCCCATTCGTAATTAGCTGATTCAGTAAAACCTAGCCATTTTTGATTGTCTTCATCCCAAATCATCATAACTGACTTAGAGCTTATCTCTGTGACAGTTGGAATAGCTACTGGTGCTTTCCAATCATCATTAGAATCTAAAGACCATGATGCGTAAGGTTTTGGGGCTATAAATTTATTTTTTGATGAATCGTAAGTGTATCCAATACCTGCGTATTGTTTCCTAAAATTATTGTTGTATGAGGTTTGTTTCCAACTTGTTCCGCCTGTTGAGTGTGGAACAATAGATGTTACAAATGTTTCTGCATCTGCGTGTAAATCACCACCATTGGCATCTACATCTGTATTAGAAACTACGATTACTCGTAATACTTCTTTACTGCTGTTTAATTCTGCAAAATGTGCCATTGTTAAATGCCTCCTTAAGCATCGTCTAATTCTTCGTAACTAATAGTGTAAGTTAAGTCTGAGTTAGCACTTGCACCACCTTCTAAAACATCTCCTTCTTCAAGATAAAAACTTGAGTTCTTGTCAATCAACACAAGTGTTGCATCGGCAGGAACAGAAATTGTTGAAGCAAATAAAACTACTGAGCCACCACTTTTAATGATGCCCATTGTTACTGTAGCAGCATTAGTGCCATCAATGTTGGCAATAATAATGCTGTTTATTTTAATCAACTTATTGCTTGCACAAGTTATTAAGTCAGTTGTTACTGTAGTAGTCAGTGCTCCTTGTACGCTTTTACCGTATATGGAAGTTACTGCTACTAGGTTTGGGTTTGCCATAATATTCTCCTATTTTTAACCAAAAACTAAAGCCATAGCAATAGCTTTACCTGTTGTAGCTTTTGTATCAAGCTGAGTTTGTATGTTGGAAGTTACTCCATCAGTGTAATTAAGTTCTGCTGCTGTAGCTGTTACATTTGTACCACCTATATCAAGTGTAGTCATTGAGACCTCACCTGCTACGGTTAAAACACCATCAGCAAGAGTCATTAAATCTGTATCGTCTGTATGTCCTATTGTTGTTCCATTAACAATTACATTGTCAACTGTAAGTGTTGTAAGAGTTCCCAGACTTGTAATATTTGATTGTGCTGCAGTTGTAACAGTTGCTGCAGTACCTGAAGCGTTTCCTGTTACGTTACCTGTTAATGCTCCTGCAAAAGCTGTGGCAGTTAATGTTCCTGAACTTGGATTATAAGTTAAATTACCATCTGACTCTAAACCTAAATTACCACCATCTACATCACCACCTGCTGTAAATATAACAG